ATGGGTGTACGCCCCCATTCGTGATTTCCTCGACCTCACACGACTGTGGTAGACTATATCGTGGCTGAAACCAGGAAACGACAGTCAGCGGCCCCAACCGCTGAGACGCAGTATTATCCCGCCGTGATGAAGGTGCATTGCGAGCTCACGCTCGAGCAGGCGGCGATCCTGTTCCTTGCGCTGAAGCATTATCGCAATCAGTTGCAGTTCGCAATGAATGCGAGCCAAGCGACAGACGATGAGCGCGCAGAGGCGAAGCACAACCTGTTCATCGTCGATCGACTGAAGGGCATGTTCGAGTGATCGTGATCAAGTGCGTCGACCTCACCGGCATCGCCGGCCATCCAGCGAACGGGTTCACACTGGCCGGCATGTACCTCCGATCGTATGATCCCGAGTTTGCTGATGGTCGTGGGCTCGCCGAGTGGACGGCTGACATCGAGTTGGCCATGAAGTTCCCGACGACAGGTGAGGCATGGATGCTGTGGCGCCGGCCGTCGAGAGTGCAGCCAATTCGTGCTGATGGCCGGCCAAACCGGCCGCTGACCGCCTTCACCATCGAGGTTCTCAACGAGGAGGATGCATGAACGAAGCGATGCTTGCGTCGATATTTGACGACTTCCGCGAGATGAAGCGTTCTCACGTCCGAGAGGCTGACGCCGATGACCGTGATATTCCGATGATGGTGTTCGTCGGTGACCGTCCATCGGATGAAGATGCAGACGTGGTGGCGATCATCGTGCCAGGTTCACGTAATGAGGTCGCGCAAGCATTTGCTGCAGTCATGGCTCGACTGTACATTCCGTACTGGGCAGCGATTTGCGCTGATGGCTGGGTCGCCAAGGAGACGGACGTTCCCGACGAGTTCAAGCGTCGGGGTGGACTCATCGCGCTTGCTGAGTACGGAAGCGAGAACGTGAAAGAATGCTTAACGATCACGGCTGCCGATCATGTTGGTGGGACGTATGCCGACTCGCAGACGTACTGGTACGATAGCGACGGCGACATCTGGTTCGATGACAGCGAAGGGCCGACAGGCGAGATGAACGGACCCATGATCGACATCCTCGTTGACATCACGTCACTGTGGGGCAAGACGCAGGCCGAGATCATTGCCGAGATTCTGAGCAGAACGACCGACATGAACTAAGGCCGCATCACCTCCGAGCGGACGCGTTCGGGCGGATGGGAATGAGCGCCGGTGATTGCCCTCGCCGGCGCTCTCCCATGTTCGGCTGGCTACGTCACTCGGATCGGGGTATCCTCGACCCCATGACAACGATCGTCCAGAAGCTGCGCTCTGAGTACAGCGGCAAGACGGTTGCGATCGACGTTCTCATCGACCGCTACGAGCTGATCGAGGCTGACATCGGCGCGTGGCGCATGCAGGTGAGCGAAGACGGCATCGCGCACAAGCTCGAGTCCGGCTTCATCGTCGGCCACCCGTTGGTCAAGCACATGATCGCCATGGAGCGACTGCTGCACATCACCTTGCGCGAGCTCATGTTCGCCGTACGGCTCGAGAACTGGGACAAGGTCGACGAGGACAACGTCGACACGTTCCTCGCTGAGATTCAGCGTACGAACCGTCCACACTTCAACCGGACACGTGGAGACTGACGGGCCAGCGATCGCCGAGTTCCTCGCGCGATTCTGCAGACACCCACGTGGCCGCGAGGCAGGCCAGCCCGTACTGCTCGTTCCCGAGCAGCGGGCCGTCCTGAACGACATGTTTGCCATCGGAGAGGATGGTACATGGAAGCACCGCGAAGCGCTCATCATGGTTCACCGCAAGTGGGCCAAGACGCTCATCGGATCGGGGATCGCGCTCTTCGGGCTAACGAGCCGTGGACTGGGGACCGAGATTTACTTCGCAGCGAACTCTCGCACTCAGGCTGGCATCTTGAAACGGAATGTGGATGCGTTTGCCATGTCCTCGAAGGACTTGCGCAAGCGATTGTACATCTACAAGAACCGTATCGAAACACCGCTTGGCTCGTACATGATGACGCTTGGGGCGGACGCCCATCAGGCGCATGGGTACAACCCGTTCATCTCGCTGGTGGACGAGTATTGGGCGTTTCGCTCGAACGATCTGCCGGAGGCACTGAGTTCTGGCGCCGCAGCCCGTGAAGAGTCGATGACCATCTACATCACGACACCAGGCATCAACTTCTCGTCGCCACTCGGCTTGCTGGTTGAGCGTGCTGAGCGAGCAAATGACCCGTCGCTGTACGTACACTGGCCCGGCAAGGACGTCCCGCACGACGTTGATCCCTACGACGAGGAAGCATGGCGCGAGTTCAACGTTGGCTATCGGCACGGCTGGATCAACAAGGCGTTTCTGACCAGCCAGGCCGCCAGTCTCGAACGCGCCGAATTCGTGCGGCTTCATCTCGGCGGCTGGCTGAAGCGCAGCGCTGGCTGGATGAACATGAACGTTTGGGACACACTCGCAGACGCAAGCGAGCTGGCGGCCCAGACTCCGATGGTCCTGTTCATCGACGGCGCGTGGAAGCATGACTCGGTTGCGCTGATGGGTGTCACGCTCGAGACGGTTCCGGTCATTCGTACGCTTCGCATTTGGGAGAAGCCGCCGCGCGACCCGATGTGGCGCGTCCCATACGATGATCTGGACGATGCTGTGCGGAACTGCATCGAGCGCTACAAGGTGAAGCAGGTCGGCGCCGACCCGTTCTTCCTCGGCCAGCTCCTGCAGCAGTGGTCCGACGATGGCATTCCCGTTGTCGAGATTCCGACCAACTCCGTGCCGCGTGCGGTCCAAGCCACGAAGAGGTTCGAGGATGCAGTTATGGAGCATCGCGTACATCACGACGGAAACGCTGTACTCCGACGGCACATTGCCAACTGTGTTCCGAAGGTCGATCATCACGGTTCCCGCATCGTCCGTGATCGTGGAAACCCTGTCGGGTACATCGATGCCGCCATTGGAGCTGTGTTCGGATATGACATGGCATCGAAGATGAAGGCCGAGCCGCAGCTGTGGATGTATTAGAACAGTACGGCGGCGGCTTGTTGATTGTGGTGGGCATTGCGATGTGGTCTATTCCGCCGGCGCTGATCGCGCTCGGCCTCATGTTCGCGCTGCACGGTTTCCTCCGTGAGCTCAAGTCGATTCGAGAGAAGGAGTCAGCCGATGGGTCTCGCGAACCTGCTGCGCTCGACGATTCCACGCGGAACTCGTGAGCCTGACAAGGCGCCCTGGCCGGCTCAGCACGGACCGTGGTGGGGGCCGTGGTCGTCGCTGCCGTGGTCGTCCGATGGAACCATGCCAACGGAAGCAAGCGTGTATGGAGACGCTGAAGCTGCGACGTTGGCGATCCCGGCTGCTTGGCGTGCGACCAACCTGATCGCCGGCTTCATCGCGCAGATGCCGCTCCAAGCGCTCGACGGCAATCCACCGACGACTGTCGACATGAGCCGCCAGCTGCTCAACGATCCGTGGCCGGCCATCTCGTATTACAACTGGATGTTCGGCTGCGCCGCCAGCGTTGTGCTGCGAGGGAACTTCTACGCCGTGAAGTCTGATTACGATGAGTCGACGGGTAACCCGCGACAGCTCATCCCGATCAGCTGCGACGACGTAACCGTCAGCTATGAGAAGGGCGTACTGACGTACGACATCGTGGGCGTTGATCGACCACTCTCGTGGTTGGAGGTGTTTCATGTACGAGGTTTCATGCTGCCTGGAATGCTTACTGGCGTTGGCGTCATCGAGGCGCATCGCGCCGGACTGCAGCAGACGCGTCAGCTCATGGATTACGGTGCGGGCGCCTACGCTTCGGGCGGCGTCCCGCCCGTGGTTATGCGAGTCGACAAGCCGGAACTCAGCGAACATGAGGCCGAGTACCTGCAGTCCCGATGGGTCCAACGACATAGTGCTCATGATCGGCGCCCTGCGGTAATCCCGAAGATCGTCGAGCTGGAGAAGGTCGGCCTGTCGATGCAGGATGCCGAGTACCTGGAGTCACGTCAGTTCTCCATCGCCGAGATCGCGTACATGTTCAACCTCGACCCCGAGGACCTCAGCGCATCGTTGAGGAACCGCTCTGGTCGCATCGAGTACCAGAACATCGAGGCGAAGATGCGCGACCGACTCATCTTCTCGCTGCAGTGCTGGATGAGCCGCATTGAGCAGGCGTTCAGGCATGACCTGCCGGGCACCGTCCACGCGAGGTTCGACACCACGGAGCTGTTCCGCGCCGACAGCCTCAACCGCATGCGGACGTACGATCTCGCGCTGCGCAACAAGGTGTACACGCTCGAAGAGGTGCGCGTCATGGAGCGCATGCCGGTCGACGACTACAAGCTCGAAACCACGTCGGATACCATCGAGATGGAGACGCCGAAGACCGAGGAAGTTCCACCGCAGTTGCTGCCGTTCGTTCCAGGCAACGGTGTTCCACCCGGCGCAGACCCCGAGGCGTCTGCGGCTGTCAACGCTGGCGGCAAGCCCGAGAAGTCCTCACCGCAAGCGAAGGCCGCTGCTGCGGCGAGTCCGCAACCGCGTGATTATCACGGTCGGTTCGGTGACTCATTGAACGGAAAGGGAACCAAGTCGACATGAGCAACGTCGAAGTCATCAAGCGTTCGCTCCAGCTGGACACGCTCGAGCTCGAGGGCACGGAGGGTCGTACGCTGCATGCGCGCCTGTTCAGCTGGGATGCGATCAGCCGCGTCTCGGACGGGAAGGCGCCGTACGATGAGTCGTGGAAGCGGGGCGTCTTCTCGCAATCGATTCGTCGGGCCCAACGCCTCAAGCGAGGCTGGCCGCTGATGTACAACCATGCCGTGCAGAACCTACCGATCGGCATGGTGTCGATGGTACACGAGCGCGATGACGGTCCGTGGATGACGTCAAAGATCAGCCGCACTTCGCTGGGCGATGACATCATCGAGCTGATCCGCGATGGTGCGATTCCGGGCGTCAGCATCAACGGTCGCAACATCAAGAGCCGACGTAACCAGGCCGGCGTGATCGAGCGTATGGAGGTGGCGCTCGATGA